TTATTTTTTTAAGCACATTGCATCTTGAACGTGTTCTAAGCATTCACCAAATCTTTGATAGTGAACGACTTCTCTTTCTCTTAAGAATGTTAATATTTCTTTAATTTGTGGTTCATCAGTTAAGTGTATTAAATTTTCATAAGTTGCTCGTGCTTTTTGTTCAGCAGCTAAATCTTCATGTAAATCAGCAATTACATCGCCTTTGGCTTGTATATAAGTTGCAGTCCATGGATTTCCTGTTGCATCTGTATAAAATACTGCTTTTCTATGATCAGCATAATGCCCAGCAAGTCCTGCTTTTTTTATCTCTTCTATAGTTGCGTTTTCCATAAGTTGATATACCATTGTAGCAATTATTTCTACATGGGCCATTTCTTCTGGTCAGTTGACTTAAATGCAACATTACCAAAATCTCTTCTTGTAAGGCTTGAGCCTATAGGAACAACTTTAATTGAATTTGTGCTACTATCCCAAACAATAAATTTAACTACACTAGCTATAAGTCGTTTCTTATCTTCAAATTTCTCGGTTACATCGTAAAATCTTTTGAAATTATTATATAACTCAATCACTTGAGAAATATCATTTTTTATATCTTGAATATTATCATTTTCATATTCTAATTTTATCATTTGTTCATCTAATTTTCTATTTTCCTGTTTTAATTGCTTTATTTCATCTTCGTAGCTAGATATAAGATCTTCGTCATTAGAAGAACCGACTCGTTTAGAAAGATTGCTAATCATCTGTTTGTTAGTTTCTATTTGTTTAGCTAAATTTTTAATTAAATTGTTGTTGTTAACTTTGATGGCAGCTTTATGTTTAGAATCTAGATACATATCTAAAATATCATCTTTTGTCATATTTTTGATTGTATTAACCACATACTCTTCAGCCTCATATGCATTTAAAGATGTATTTTTACATCTGTTACCAGCTTTATTTTTCAAATTACACGTATAATATCTATAAATATTTATATTAGAATTTACACATTTGTTTAATTGTTTTCTTGGAGCCATACTAGAACCGCAGTGAGCACATATGACCAATCCACTTAATAAAGCCTCCTGACTGGTGCATTGTCTGTTAGATGCTTTTAATTTTATTTCTTTACAAATATTTTGACAGTCTATCCAATCTCGGCTAGATATTATACCAGGATGTTCTCCTACAGATATTAGCCAAGCTTCAATTTTAGCAAAACTACCATTCTCTTTTCTGCGATTATAAGGCATTATAGCATTAGATCCATTTACGCTATCTTTTCGATAAATTTCACAATCATAGTTTCTAAAGAAATCGAGAATTACTTTATCAGCTATAACATAAACAGGATTATTAATCATTTGCTTAACAAGTTCCCTTGAAAAAACACGTCCTTTACGGCTATAAACTCCTTGATTCTCTAATGCTAAGCTTACTTTTTGAAAGCTCTTATATTTTTTGAATAACTCAAAAACTAATTTAACAATATTAATATCATTATCTTCAATTTGAAGTACATGTTTTTTTCTACTTTTACCTTTTAGATCATTATTTTCGACTTGTACTGATTTATAGCCTAGTGGAGCAGGGCCACCAAGCCATCTACCAGTTTTGCTTAATTCTCTAAGATTATCTTTTATACGTTCTGCAATAGTTTCTCTTTCAAGCTGGGCAAATGTTGCACTTACATTCATCATAGCTCTACCCATCGCAGTTGAAGTATCGAATTGTTCTTTAATACTAACAAAAGATACTCCGTGTTTATTTAATATTTCCAGTGTGCTAGTAAAGTCAGCAACATTTCTAGATATTCTATCTAATCTATAGCAGATAAGATGGGTGAACTTTTTATTTTTTATGTCTTTCATAAGTTTTTGAAAATGAGGTCTGTTAGTATTACCACCAGAAAAGCCTTCATCTTCGTATATTTCATAATCTGTTAAATTTAACATGTTTTCAGCATATTTAATACACATATTAATTTGATTTTCTATAGATTCGCCTTCCTCTGTAAACTTGCTCTTACGGGAATAAATTGCTACTTTCATTTATTTCACCTCGTTTTAGTATAGAATATTATATGTTAATTTCAAATTATATATTATATTTAAGAATCGAATGATATTTTATGGATTTATAAAACAAATGAATTTAAACAACTGTTACTATCTCTCAAACTAGTTTTATTAAATGCTATATCTAAATGTGGTTCTAAGTATAAATAATAATCATCAATAAGAATACGTATGCCATATTGATGTTTCAAATCATCTATTACGTCAAAAAGAGTCTCGATGGTCACATTAAGGCAATCAGCAATTTCATAAGAAGTTCTAGCACCATTTTTTATTGCATTAACTATTTTGCCAGGTTTAGCAATTAGTTTATAACTTTCTCTACGAGCCAAATTTTCTGATTTTAAATTTATAATATTATTTTGATTTGTTATGTTCCCGAATGTGGTTTTATAATGACCTATCTCTTCGGAAAGAACCTCATATTTTTCACATTGAGTCATTCTACTATTTATAAATATATAATTGTCAATACATCTTCCACATTTTTTATCGATGCCAAAGTCCATTTCTTCAACATTAGCACCAATGCTCTTAGCATAAACGACTAAATTCTCATACCTTGTCATAATTATCGCCCCAATTAACTCTTTTTCTTACTATTGAATTCTTCTAATTTTATTTTATTCAAGTGTTCTAATATTCTTCTATCAGCTTCAGCTTTTTCTTCGTCAGTTAATTCATCATAGTGAGCGGCTACAGTTGTGAAACTATCAAATGATGTTAGCGGCTTGAATTCTTCACATTCTTTAGTAGCAGTAATTAATTCAGTAACATTGTTACTGTTATTAATTTCTATGTATTTAGGTGTTTCGGTTAAATCATTACTATATTCAATTAGTTTATCCTTTCCTAAATCATTTAGTTTATTGTAGTTTTCTAATAATAGTGATTCTGAACCAGGCGAAACATTTTCTAAAGGAAAAGAATTTTCCCCGTTTAATCTTTCTAAACTTACACCTAAACCTTTTGACATTTTAAAAGCAACTTCCAAAGTGATATTTTTAGTTTTTCTAGCAATTATGCTTCTTATCGTTGAATCAGATAATCCAGTTAGCCTTGCAACATCTGGTATTTTCAAGGATTTTTCATCCATAATTTCAAGTAATATTTTATAAAATTCCATGCTTTGCACCTCCATATAATTCTATTATACTTTATTTTTCGCGCATTGCAATATTTATTTTAAAAAAAGGTATTGACTTTTAGCGCAATGCGCGATAATATTAAAACACAAACAACGCAATGCGTGGAAGAGAGGTGGAGAAATATGAAAGATTCAATTAGATTTTCAACTTTGAGAGCAGAAATGGCGAGGAAACGAATTACAATTAAACAAATCGCAGAAAAAGTAGGAGTTAATAGGGATACTATGGGAGGAAAACTTTCTGGTAAAAGACCTTTATTTTTAAATGAGGCATTCACTATTAACAGAGCTTTCTTTCCAGACAAAGATGTGATTGAACTATTTAAAGAGTTATACGAAGACGATGAAACGAAAATGTAGGGGCAGAAAAATAAACAATAAATAGAATTTAAAATAGAAGAAATAGCTTGTGTTAAGTAAAACAATGGAGATGGAGTAACAAAATTGGAATCAAGTGAATAAAATAATATAAATTTCTTAGTGGGTGGTAATTATGGCTAATAGACCAAGAAGAAGAAAAAAAGAACCAATTAAGGTAATTATGCTTCCGATAGAGGATAGAGAAATGTATATAAGAAGTCTTGGAGAAGCAATGATTGAAATTTCAGAGAAACAATTCGGAGAGAGAGTAGTTGCATTAGCAATGGAACAGATAAAAAAAGATTTAGGAAGGTAATAAGGGTGAAAATCAAATAAGTTTTTTTGAAACATAATAGTCAATGAAGATATGAAATTCCAGAAGTAACTTATTTTACATCAGGAGAATCGATAGAAATTCTAGTGGATGATACTTGGACTAAAGGAAGAATAGAGTATTCGCATAAGGATAAAGATTATTACTTTATAGCAGATGATGTGGAACAGGTACATGGATTAATTGGAATTAAAGCAAGGGCGCTGAATTAAAGATTTTTATCAACATTTTAGGAAAGAGGTGATTCAAATAGACGACATTAAGGAACTAAAAGACTGGCTATTATATCAACAGAATTTATTTTGTACAAATATGAGTAAATGCATTAAGGAAGGTTCTGATTATCAATATTGGGCTGGTAAGTTAGATGCAGTTAGTGAAATTTTACGGTATATCGAGGTTTGATTACTTACTTATGAAGATAGGGCAGAGCTGCCTTTTACAAAAAACTTTTTATCTGAAAAATGAAAACACTCTCCTAATTTATTATATAAGACAAATTAAATATTAGTATCGTGGAGATATATTTTATTTATCACTAGAAAAAATAGCAGAGGAACATAACAAATCTTATTTAACATATCTTATAACTCAAAGCAATTACATTCAGTAATTTTCAGCTAAGAGTAAATGGAAAAATAAATTTAAGGAGGAAAATGAATGATTATATTACTTTCAATAACATTAGCAGTAGCTATATTGGCAGTGGTTAAATGGATATCGTATTTTTATGGACTAGCTGGAATGATTCGTTATATGGAAGAGAATAATATGAAAGCACCTACAGACGACGAAATTAAGAAAGCTATCAAATGGTGTGCTGAAAACTCATTTAATAGCTTTAAGTTAAAATTGAAATTTAAAAAACTTTCTTAATAGCTTCGGTTATTAGTTGTGTAGCAATAGTTCGTATAACAGGAAGAGAAAAAGAACCAACTGTTTTGCAACCATTTTTAACTTTATCCCAATTTGAAGTGCTTTTAATATTTTCTAAAAATTCATGACCTTGGAACGTTAAATCATTAATTGATTTAATAGTAGGCATGGTTTGATCAATTATATTTAGTGTATTCAAATCGAGATATTCACCTTCGTATAACTTAAGACAGGCATAATGAATTTCATCTTGAGTATAGTTAGGAATTTTTTCACACAATTTAGTTAGTTTAAAATGATTGCCAAATTCATTATTTTCAACTGTTAGAAGTATATCGCGAACACAATCAATATTTAGATGCATAGGTATCACCACCTTTCAAGTGGTATATTCTACAAAATAATGTAAAAACCTTTATTAAATAGAAGAGGAGGACAATCTATGAATAAATTAATGCCATTAGAATTTAAAAATCAAAGAATTATTTTAACTAAAGTTTTAGCTGATGAGTTTGGAACTGATGATAAAATAATTCAACAAAATTTCAAAAGAAATGAAGGAAGATTTACAAAAGGGAAACATTATTACAGATTAACAGGTGATGAATTAAAAGAGTTTAAAGCCAACCTTCATTTAGAAGGTAACCTTAAATTTGCTAGTGAATTAATACTTTGGACAGATAGAGGAGCAGCAAGGCATGCAAAAATTCTTGATACGGATGAAGCCTGGGAAGTATATGAGACGTTAGAAGAAAGCTATTTTAAGCCTAAGGTACAAATGCCTAAACTATCTAAGGAACTTCAGGCAATATTTGCGATAGATGAAAGAACGGTTGAATTAGATAATAGGGTAACAGTTATAGAAGAGAGAATGACAATCGAAACTGGAAAGCAAAAAGTTTTATGTGACTTAGTTAATAGTAAAGTCATAGCTATTTTAGGAGGTAAAGAAGCTCCGGCCTATAAAGAACTAGGGAAGAAAGCTTTTAGACAATGCTGGAACGACTATGAGGCTTCACTTAATGTAGCGTCTTATAAGGATACTGCTATAAAAGATTTTGACTTAGGTAAACAAACAATAATTAATTGGAAGCCAAATCGAGAATTGGAGTTAATGATTAAAGGATGTAATAGTCCAAGCTAATTAACATAACAAAAATATTGTAGGAGGAACACAAAAATGAGCTATAAAAAAGCATTAGAAGAGGTTCTCGTAAATCTTAGATGTATAGATATAACTGAAAACGACCAGGTTGAATCATATGTGGATGATAGTATAAGGATTATTAAGAAGGTATTGGAATTAACCGACCATAAAGATTGTGGATTTGAACCTAGTATTTCTAAGAAGGAATATGAAATGAGATTACTAGAAGAAGCTTGTACACCAGTAGCTAATTATCTTAAGAAAAATCAGGACCCGCATTGTGCAGTAATTATTACAGATAGTCAAATTAGATTGGTTAGAGATGAGATAGGGATTCCAGTAAGAACTGCTCAAGAAGTACCAGTTCAAGAGCAGCCAGAAGAATTAATTTGGAACAATCTTCAAAATCATAAATTTGAAAGCTCAGATAATTTTTTGAAAATTATTCTAGATAATGCAGTTCGGAACAATGGACTTAATTTAATCTCCGAACAACTGGGAATTTCAATTCAAGAGGTTAAAAATTTAAGAAAAGGTGGAAGTACCAATATAAACACTGATAAATTATTTAAGTTTATTAATGGGTATATAGTAAATCCAAAAATAATGATTAAAGATTAATAAATTTCAACGAATCAAATTTCGAATCACAATTTTCAAAATATGAATCAGTCTGATTATTATCAATAATTTTTATAATATTTTCCGGTTGGAAATCATCATTACTGAAAACATCATTTGTATAAGTCCATTCTCTTAATAGATTGTACAATGTAATATCTATATGGATTAATTTATTACAACACTCTTTAAAATCCTCATTAAATCTATTAACGTATAGTTCAATTGCTTTAGATTTTAAAGAATTAAATGTTTCTATGATTAGCTTTCTACATTTGATAGGATCATAAATACATTTTTCAGTATGAATTCCGGAAGAATCTGAAAGGATTATTTCTTCAATCTTACCATTAGGACATTCTTTTAATGCAGATTGATAAACGGATTCCCAACCACATGATATAACTTCAATATTTAAATTCCATAAAAAATTAGACATAAAAATACCCCCTTTCAACAATATTCTACCATATGTTGAAAGAAAAAGTAAAAGGAGGAATTAAACTTGATTGAATCAGGAACAGTATTCAATCACAAAGGAGAAAATTGGGAAGTTGAAATATACGACCAATACGAAGATAAGTATATTTGTAGAAATTTAGATTCGCTTAATTATCAGCAAAACAAATTTAGTGAATCAGAAATACAGGAGGATTTAAAATGCAAGGTTTTATGATCTATTGTAATGGAACGAAAGAAGAAACTATGGAAGAGCTTGACCGGGCAATAGAAAAAGCTAAGGCAGAAATGGAGACAAGCATTGATAATAATCCCAATCTTACAGCAGATGAAACAGTTAAATTAAGTCAAAAGCTAGACCCGTTAATAGCCCATAAGCAAAGGATGATGATTTATGGTTGCTAGGTGTAAATGTGGATTGGTCTGGAATATAAGCATAAAAGCTCAAGTACCTAAGGATGGATATAAATGTCCATGGTGTAGGGGGATAAATAAAAAAGCTACTGAGGACACCGACCAAAGTGGTCCAAAGCAGCATAGTAAATAAATCAACTAAATTATAACACAGAAGTGGAGGAATGCAAATTGAAAGTGAACCTTAGGCAATTTGAACAGAAAGCAGCTACAGTAAGTTCACTTATAAATGATATAGTGAATGCTTTACCAGATAGTGAGCTTGCTGAGGAATTAAGAAATAATTATGATGAGCTTCATAGTATGATTTTAACTTCTATTGAAGTTCATGACTATAGTGCATCATATATAGAGAAATAGGGAGGGTATTAAATGAGTGAAAAAGTTAGTTTAAATATATACAAAAAATTAGATGAAGTTAGACAGGAATTAACTAAAAAAAAGCTTACTAAAAGTGGAAAAGTGTTTAATTCTAACGGATCCTTAAAATATGAATATTTTCAATTAGAAGATTTTTTACCACATGTTACAATTCTATGCCATCAAAAAGGAATAACTACTAAATTTAGATTTACTAGAGACAAAGCGTTTTTAGATATTATAGACAATGATGATCCTAAAAGTAAAATACCTTTTGATTTTCCGGTTGAAATATCTTCAGTTCCTGAACTTAATGAAATGCAGAATTTAGGAGGAACTAGGACACAAGTAAAAAGATATTTATATTTTGATGCATTCGAAATAAGTGACGCAGATACAATTGAAGGTTTAGGACTTGATAAAGCTCCACTTAATGAAGGAGATATAAAAATAGATAAGGCAGCCATAACAGTTATTAAAAAACTTATTAAAGAAACTGGGATAAATGAAGCCGAATTTTTGGAAGAACTGAATGCAAGTAAAGTTGAAGATATAAAAAATAAAAACTTAGCTATTTGTATGAAAAAATTGAGAGATAAGCAAAAGCAGATTGAAAAAGAAAAAGCAGAAAAGAAACAAAATGGTATTCCAGAAGAATTAAGTTTATAGGAGTGTAGTGATATGAAAGATTTAGAAGTTAATAAAGAGTTGCCAATAATAAAAACTAACTTTGAGGAAGTAAAACAATCTTTAATAGTTTCAATGGAAAAGTATAAGGGAATTGTAGTAATAGAAGAAAGCCTAAAGGATTGTAAAGCTACTCAGAAAGAATTGGCAGGTCTTAGAAATAAAATAGATATCTACAGGAAGACAATTAAAAAAGAAATTTTAGTTCCAGTTACTACGTTTGAATGTAATTGCAAGGAACTTAAAAAGTTAATTATTGAGGTGGAAAATCCAATCAAAGAAGGAATTTCAATATTTGACAATAAGCGTAGGGAAGAAAAGAGAGTCAAAGCATTAGAGTACATTGCAGAAAGTGTACAGACTCATAATTTAAGTGAGAAGTATGCTAAGAAGTTAAATGTATTAGATAAATATTTAACCCTTACTGGAAGCCTTAAGAGCATTAAGGAGGATATAGAACAAAGAGCTTTAATGCTAGATCAAGAGCAGGATAGAGAGCTTAGCATGTTGCAAGTTCTTCAAGGAACCATAAAGACTGCAAACGAAACTATAAATACACCTTTAAATCTTAAAGATTTTCAAAATTTAATTGATATGAATTATCCAGCAGTAAAGATAATTCAAGAAATTAATAAAAGAGCTGCAATGATAAGAGAGGCAGAGAAACCTAAAAATATTGAAGTATCTCAAGAAATAAAACAGGAACCAATAAATAATCCGGTAGCTACAGTAAGTGAGATTAAATCTGCAGAGTCAAAAGAGGTTAAAAATGAACAACTATACTTTTATGACTTAAAGGTAGTGGCCAATTTTGAAAACATGAGAAAGCTAACTGGATTACTAAAAAATGGTGGCTTTACTTATACAGTTAATGACCAAGGCAAAGTACAGAATTAGGAGTTGATTAAATGGAAGAAGGGTGGTTCAAACTTCATAGACAATTATTTAAGAAAGCTATCTGGCTAAATTCAACTCCAGAGCAAAAAGTTATTCTTATCACCCTTCTAGGAATAGCCAATCACTCTGGAAGAGAATGGGAGTGGAAGGGGAAACAATTTAGAGCTGAACCAGGTATGTTAGTAACTTCACTTGAGAGCATTTGTGAGAAGTCTGGCAAAGGAATTTCTATACAAAACGTTAGAAGTGCATTAACAAAATTCGAAAAATACGAATTTTTAACACAAGAGGTAACAAAGACAGGAAGGCTTATAACTATAGTAAATTGGGGGAGTTACCAAGGTTCGAAAGACGAAGGTAACAAACAACCTAACAAAGAACTAACAAACGACCAACAAAGCACTAACAAAGAGGTAACAAACAGCCAACAAACAGGTAACAAAGAGGTAACAACTAACAAGAATGATAAGAATATAAATAATGAAAACAATGATAGAGAATTAGAAAAAACAACTTATGAATTCTCTTTCCCTACTCCGATTCATGAGGCTATATTTAATCAGTTTGGAAAAATAACGTATCAAATGTGGTTTGAAGATTCTGTGATAGAAGAAAATGAGCAATTACTAACTCTTAAGGTAAAGGAACCTGTAAAAAGAACTGCTATTGAAAATGGCGGATATTTAAAAGTTATCTCAATTTTAACTGGAAAAAATGCGATTGTTGAGACTATTGAAGAAGGAGATAACGATACATGTTAGATAAGAAAAAGCTTGAAATAGCAAAAGAGACAGCAGAAATTAAGCTTAATGATCCAACTGGAGTATTAACTATAGAAGCAGCATTAAGACAAGCTCAAAGTAATAGATTAGATGGACCTAACCAAATTATTAAGAATGTAAGAGGTGATGAAGATGATTGATATAACAGAGCACATGGGGTTAGCTTACACAGAAGCTAAGAGAATATATCCTAAAATAAATTGGAAATATGAATTTCAAGACGTAGTTCAAGTTGCATATTTAGCATTAGTAAAAGCAGGAAAGAGCTTTGATGAAACTAAGGACATTAAATTTTCTTCGTATGCTATTCCATCAGTAAGAGGTGCATTACTGAATTTTATATCTCGTGATAAACAGTTTAATGAAAATAGAGGTGTTCCTCATAAATATAAGTTCTTATCCTATGAAGCTGAATATGATTGTGGAAATTTAGAGGGCCGGATTGGAATAAACAGCTTTGAGGATGATTTCATTACAGGGGCAAATCTAAGGGAAGCTATAGAAAAACTTAATACAAGAGAAAAACAAGTATTTAATTTGTATTTCGTAAATGATTGTACTCAAAAAGAGATAGCTAAAATGATAAATACATCTCAAAATCAAGTATCAAGAATAAAAAGAGAAATCTCTAAAAAGATACGATTAGTCTTTATGGACTGTGAGAAGGTGAGAGTATGAGTGAAAAGTATTGTAATGAATGTGGTACAAGCTATGGAGTAGAATTACACCATATAATTTCACGAAAGCAGCTTAAACCTTTAGAGGATTGTAAGCATAACTTTGTATATCTTTGTTATGCACACCATAGAGATCATAAAACAGGAGTTCATTTTAACAGGAGATTGTATCTTAAGTACAAACTTCAATTCCAGAACTACTTAGAAACACATTTTTTAAAAGAATATCTAACAAGAGAAGAAATAAAAGAGATTCTAGAGATTAAGAACAAGCCACTAGATAGGCTATTGAGCAGTTTGATAATGCATAACGGTAAATATGCTAGAGAAGATGTGATTATCAAATGTATGGCGGATAAGAAGGTCACAGAGGATGAAATTTTAGAGCTAGATATATAAATTGAATTTCGGAGGTTGGAGAATGAAAGCAATAGTAAATAGTGAATCATTATTGCTATTATCTAAGCTTGTTAAAGATGGTAAATATCAAGTGATTGTAAAGGGTGGTTCAATCAAGCTATTAGCAGAATCAGAATTAAATGAATACCAGGTTGAAATAATAGAGCCTTACAATAGTGAAAAAGAAGATGGAGAGTTAGCAATACCACAAGAAGTATTTGCATTATTACCAAAGAAAACAAGTTTAGTTATAGAGAACAATGTTATCAAAACAGAAGATCAGGAAATAAAACTTGATCCTGGAACTATGAGTATAATTCCCATTGATATACACAATGAAGAATGTATCAATATACCTAATTTTAATAAGTTGGTTGAATGTAAGTATGCAATAGCTAAAGATGAAGCTAGGCCAGCACTTCAGTGTTTATATATTGATAAGAATAATATAGTTGCGTTAGATGGCTACAGAATGAGTGTTAGAAGTAATAAAGAGAATATAACATGCGAACCAATATTAATACCTTATCAGATTGTAAAGTTACTTAGAAATTTTTCCAAAAATGATATAGCCACAATATACCATGATGATAATTATATAAAAATTTGTTTCAGTTGGGTATCAATAATGTGCAAAAGGCCAAGAGATAAAAAAGGTGATAAATTGAAATTCATAAATTATGAAAGTTTGTTTCCTAATCAAGATACTACAAGAGTAACATTGAATGCTTTAGAATTAGCGGATATCTGTAAGCAAATAACTAAACTAAATTCGTATTCACAAATAGTAAATTTTAATTTTAACAGCAATGGATCATATCTAGTGACAAGAGTACAGGGAATTAGATATAAGAAATATTTCAAGTGCCGTATAGATGGAAGTGATTTAGATATAGCAGTAAATGCTAAATACATGCTCGAGACCTTAAGAAACTATAAGGGAGATGCAACATTGTGCATGAGTAATGTAGCAAGCCCAATCACCATAACTGATTATGAAAATAAGAAAGATTTAGTATTACCAATAATAAGAAAATAATTATTAGAATCGAGGTGATTACATGTGGGATCTAATGTTGTAAAGAGACTTATAAAGTTTAAAAATAGGACTGAAAATTTAACATCAAAAGAAGTATGCGAGAAATTCTCGGGATTAGTTTATAACTTATGCAAAAGATGGACAATAAGATATGAGATTGAGGATTTAAAACAGATAGGTTTTATTGGACTTATAAAAGCCTACAACGCCTATGACATAAATAAGAAAGTGTTATTTACAACATTTGCCACCATGATTATAAATAATGAATTAAATAGAAATTATAAATCTGATAAAAGCCAGCACATTGTAATTACCAGTCTAAATAAAGTTATAAATAATAATCAAGATAATGAAACGGAATTTATTGAAGGAATACATGATGATAATGATTATGAGGATATAGCTCTTACAAACATTGAATGCGAAAATCTTAAAGCAGCAATAGACAAATTAGAACCGATAAATAAAACAATAGTGGAGTTAGTAGCATTTCAGAACAAAACTCAAGTCGAAGTTTCAAAAACTCTAAATATAAGTTCTACAAGTGTATCAAGAAAATATAAAGATTCTCTGAATAAAATTAAAAATATAATGGAAGGTGATGATAGTATGCCAGTTCAGAAACTAAGTAAGGAAGAGCTACTTGCGCACATAAAAAGATATGGCACTAATAAGGTGGCCCTAAATGAAATAGCACAAAAATACGGAATAAACTTAAGTACCATAAAAAGTTATCTAGATGTATGGGATATAAGAAAGTATGCGAAGAATTATCAAGGGCATAAACAAATTAAGGAAAGCATTGAAGAAAGCAGCGTAATAGAAGAAAAGCCAATATTACAATTGGTGAAACTTTATAAAGGATCCATAGGGGAATATGAAATAAAAGAAAACCATATAGATTTAAAGCTTAAAACCGGAACTATAACCATAGAAAAAGAAAATATAAATAATTTAGTAGCAGAGCTTAAGGAACTTAATAAGCTTATAGTCTAATAATTACAGGAGTGAAAGATGATAAAAATATCATTAAGAAAATATATACATTACGAACCACAGGGGGAAGCGTTTAAATTAATATAAGTTTAATAAAAAGGGCATTAATTTTAAAAAGAATGCCCGATAGGTAATATATTTAGAATAGTGAATCTGTATATTTAATTAAATCTTCAGTAGTTGTAATTCTACTATCAATGATTAAATCTTCAAATTGATCTAAATAAAAAAGCTTTGATCGGTTATTTATATCGTTGTTATTAATGATTTTGGTATATAATTCAAGCATTTCATGTGAATTTATAGGATTAGATATAATTATTGGTCGTTCAAAGAATTTCTCAATAGAAGTATTCACTTGTTCATCAGTAAGAAAGAGACTCCACTCACTTATTTTCATTTTAACACCTCCTCTTATAAATAAATTTTAAAACCTAATTTACCAATTTACAACATAAATAGTCGAATAGAGATTGAAGGAGTAATTAATCATTAGTAATACTAGTAATTTTGAGAAGAAAGAAGGTATAAAGAGTGGATTTAAAATTAAAGGATATTTTAGCACAGATAAAAACATGTCAAATTTTAAGGATAAACCATCATGATAGTGGTGAAGAATTTTATCCTAATTATTCTGATTTGAAAGACTATGGAGAATATTACATCATTGATATTGCAGCAAATAAAGAGGAGTTAGAAATTACTATGCAAAGCCAAATATAAGTCAGAATTCTAATATGGTAAGTATTTTGTAGATATTGTGTATCAAAAATAAGGAGGTTTTGTGGTGTCAAATTACAATGGAATAGGAGAAATAATTGATAGTGTATTAAAGAAAGCTTTAGAAGAAGAAGTCACAATATGGCTTGTAGAAGAAGAAACAGGTGAATCAATAAAGTTATATGACTTATTAAATTCTGTAAAAAATTCTGAGGAAGTGGTTTTTAAGAGAATTTAATAAGTTTGTAATACTAATATTTTATAAATTAAATTGATCTTTGAAAATTGAATAATGCGGTATAAAAAAACACTTTCATAAGTTTTCAAATAAAACCTTATGAAATGTAACGCTTATAAAGTATTGTGAATATACTATAACATACAAAAGAAAAGGGGAGATTAATATGTCATGTTGCAGATGCTGTAAATGTTGCTGTAGATGTTGCCGTTGTAGGAAATGCTGCTGTAGATGGAGCAACTGGTGTTGTTAACTTATTATAGAATAATTATTCCGGAAATAAATCAATAATATATTTAATACCGCATTATTCAGAGATGAATTTGCGGTTTTTTTATTGCACAATTCTAAAATTAGATAAACTGTTAATTGAAGGTGAGAACATGGAAATTGAAAAAGAAAGATCAGATTGCAAAGACACTAATTGTATTGATAATTGCAAAGGACAGTGTACAAGAATAAGTGATGATGGACGTTATGGAATCTGTTGGATGGCAGAATCAGAAGGGGAATATTAATATATCATACTAAAGTGCCAAGCAGTTCTGTAGATTAAACGCAAAATATGCCCCGATTAAAGGGCATACAATGGATTTTTTAAATAATAATATAATCAATAACTAATTATATTATGTGTAATTTTTAAATAAGTATTCAAATAGTTTAATTCATACTACTAGTATCATATACTAAATTATAGAAAATATTAATAATCTACAATGATATTAAATTCCAGAAAATGATAATTGACCAGTACCTAGTATTACAATCTTATAGTCATATTGCATAGGATTTAAGACGTATTGTAATGAGTTTTCTTCAAAACGTATAGATTGTTCTAATACTAAATCGTCATTAAGTATACTAATAAAAGCTTTACCACCTGAAACATTTCGAACTTTATACGGAACATTTGCAAGCAATTTTAAATCATTTATGGTATATATTCCTTCAGAAAAAGTTTCGGTTTGAGCTACTGCTGATATTGTATTAAAGTTTAGAGATATGAGTAAAAAAATAGAAAATATAAGAGCAAATTTTTTCATTAATAAACAACCTTTCATAATAAAATTATCTCACAAATAAAGAGTCGAATTTATTATGTGAACTTATTAAATAAATGTTAAAAGAATGTTACCAGATATTATTAATTTGTAATCACTTTTAAGAGGTATTAAAGAATATTTGATAGAGTTGGGCGGTATTCGTATAACTTGTTGTATAGTTTGATTAGAGTCAGTAATAATTAAAAGTCCATCTGCATAGGGTTGGATATTTTGAATTGTGTAAACATTATTTTCGTATAGAGCAAGGTCTTTCAGCGTATAAAAACCTTGTGAGTATGTTTTTGTTTGGGCATATATATTTACAATGTTAATAGTGAATAATAGAAAGAAAAAAATAGAAAATACAATAATAGATTTTTTCACTGGATTGGCCACCCTTCATAAGTCAAATAATATCCAAATAATTAGTCAAAATTAATATATGGAGTATAGAAAAAAATATTCATTTTAGAAAGGAAAATATTTATGCTAAATGAAAAAGAAATTAAACATTTTAAGTTTATTCTAAAAAACGAGAATCTTAGATTAGAGGATAATATTAAATTCTTTAAATCAAAAGGAGCTAATCTTGATAATGTATGTAAAGAAGAACAGAAAAAGCAAGAAAGTATTTTAGCTGAAAATAAAGAGACAATTATAAAATTAAATCAAATGCTAAAAGAAATATATAACAAAAAATAAGCTCTTACTTAGAAGAGCTTAATACTAATCAGCTAGAACTAGTATTATTTTCCGGTATAGATTCGGATGAAGTTGATACATTTTCTGTGGAATGTAAATTATTTTCCTCAGAAGCAATAGCCAACATTGAGCGTCCTACTGATGAAAAAAATTTTCCGAGCAAATTAATTTCAGCAGTAGTTTTATTTTTTGAAAGTGAAGTAGAGAGTGAAGTAATCAAAACTAATAAATCTTCTGGATCTATATTATCCATAGATGCCATTATTACATCATCCTAACAATAATATTAATTAATAGATACTATGATTAATAGAATGATAATATGAATACAGTTAGAACTACCGCTTTTATAAAACTATATTATCATATGAAATTCAATTGAAAAAGAAGGTGAAATAATCATTGAAGAAAACAATTGTCTTAGATGGGCAAATTGATTTATTTAACATGCCAGTTAATGAAGCTATTATCAAGCCTAAAGAAAAAGTTATCATTGAAAAACAAGAGATAAAAGAAGATCACTTCCAGAAGATAATAAATCTCTATAAAGAAAGCTGTAATAGAATCATAAAAACTGTTTCGGGGGCATTGCTTGTTGAATTAGAAGACAAGACAAAGTATTTTAATGGACAAGGCGTGCATGAATTTGATTTAGGTATAGATGTAGGTCTATTGCCAGCAGATGAAATACTTATTGCTAATAATGATAAAACAGTAAATGAAATACAACTTAGAAAGTTAGAAGAGATGAAGCCGGATAGATATATAAAGCGTAAGGGCGATGCAAACATAATAATACCTGGTGATAAAACTACAGTTATAACGCCTCGCGGATGGGTAATAGAATGGGAACAGAAGCCAGTATACAAAGAGGTTGAAGTTGTACTACTAAATGTAAATGAAGAAGTAAGAGATGAATGCCTGAATATAGGTGATACAGTTGAATTTGAATATGCCAAAGAAACTTATAAAGGAAAAATAGTAAGTATTTATAACAACGGTGAAACTTTAAATGTAGTTTGGAATGGCCAACATGCAGCCTTTTATTACAAATGTGTAAGAAAAATAGCTTAGGAGGGATAAACAATGGAATATGTTAATGAAATTAATATTAATGAAGCTGTAATCCATGTACTAGATAGCAATGGAGGGGAAGCAATATTAAATGAATATAGTTTGGAATTAGATGAAGATACGTATATGTTTTTATACAAGCATATTGAAAAATGTTTAAAAGACGAAGAGCTTAGATATGCAAAGTTCAATCAAGAAAGAAGTATAGTTAAAGAATTAACTCAAGATTACCTAAAAGGAATAGATGGTAATTTAATAAATGCATCTAAAGAGTTAGCTAAGCAATTATTCATGATAATGTTAGGCAATGTTAATATTCCAAGTGCGGATTTAATAGTCGCATCAATAACTACAGATCAAGGCCCTATGATTGCGATACTTAAATTAGATTATGTTAAAAACTTTACTCATGAAGTCCAATTCATAGATAAAAAAGTAGGAGTTGGAATTGTACCACAAGCAGCAGGGCTTCCAGGTAGAGGTCAAAAAATACAAAAGGCTGCGTTCATTAAACCAATTAAAGAAGATGAAAGATACAATTTAATGGTTCTAGATAAGCAAAAAATCAGTAAAGAGGATGAATATGGAGCCAATTACTTTATAAATACATTTTTAGGTGCAAGCATAGTAACTAATGAAAGAGATATGACTAAAACTTTTGTAAAGGCAGCTGAGAACTGGACCAGAAAAAATATTACGGATGATGCAGTAAAAGCCGAAGAGATTAGAAGCACTATAAAACTAAGTTAAAAGAAGAAGATACAATAAATATAGATGAATTTTCAGAGATATTGTTTGTAGAAGATCCACAAATGCGAGAAGACTTTACAAGCTATATAAAACAACAAGGATTAAACGATGAGGTGTTAGTGGACAAGACTTGGGTAGAAAAGAAACTAAAGAGGACAAGGCTTAATATAGATAAGCAGATAGACTTGTACATCAACGAAGATGTTTATCATGATTCTAGTAAATTTGAAATAGTGCCAAATGGTGATGGAACTATAAACATGGTAATTAAGAATGTTATTAACTATATAGAAAAGTAACTAGAGTTTTTAAAGAAGGTAATTTTATGAGATATCTTAAAACTAACAATAGAAACTGGAGAAAACTCTGTAAAGGGGAAATACGGGTAGAGCAATTACAAATTGAGATTAATAAGGAAAGGGTGAGAAATTTGGAAAAACCGATTCTATTCAATACAGAAATGGTTAAAGCTATTTTAGAAGGTAGAAAGCTAACTACAAGAAGAATAGTTAAAGGTAATGTACAAGAGTTAAATATTATAGGAAGCTGTTCAAATGACGGAGTTAATTTTAATTATGTTTCATTTGGAAATGGAAATATAAATGATATAAAAAGCGTTGAGATAAAGGAAAGAATAAAGGCTCCATATTTACCAGGAGATATTCTTTATGTAAGAGAAACTTGGATGATGCAGAGCATGAGTAATTCTGATAAAAAAGCTAAGTTTTTATTTAAAGCAGAGCCAAATGAAAGATTAAAAGAAGTTATCTTATCTAGTGATCGGTATGAAGATTTAATTAAATATGCTTATAAAAATGGATGGCAACCATCATTATTTATGCCAAAAGAAGCAGCCAGGATATTTCTAAAAGTTACTGATGTAAGAGTTGAAAGAATTCAAGATATTACAGAAGAACAGATAAAAAAAGAAGGAATAAGAGAAGAATTTCCTCCATTAGCAGAAGATGCTTTCCGAGAGTTATGGGATAGTACAACAAAGGATTATAAATGGAGCCTTAATCCATGGGTATGGGTAATAGAATTTGAAAGGATAGAAAAATAAAAAACTAAATATGAGGATGTTATCATGTCACGTCACTAAGATTTCATTCTCATATGACTATCAATTACAAATAAAAGGAGGACAATATGGTAAAGAAGAATCCTGGTAAATTATTTGAAGAAGATATTAAAAGATCAGTTCCAGAAGATTGTTTTATATATAGATTCAAAGATGGTACTGCAAATTTTAGTGGATCTAAGAACGAAAATGTAAGATTTCAAGCTAAAAATATATGTGACTTCATGATAATGACTATAGAAAACCTTATACTATTAGAATTAAAATCTCATGCAGGTGTACGTATTTCATTTGATTGTATAAGGGAAAACCAAATAAAACAAATGTCTGGAATAAATCACCCTAAAATCAAAACTTATTTTTTGTTTAACTTTAGAGATATGCAAAAGACATTTGCTATTGAAGCAAAGAAAATTAAAGAATATATGGAGATGTCAGATAGAAAGTCATTTCCTTTTACATGGTGCGAAGAGAATGGGATTGAGGTATCAGGAGCTAAAAACAGGACTAGGTGGAGATATGATTTAAAAAGATTCTTTGAAGAAGTGGAGGGATCTTATGAATGAATTAAACAGTAAATTTATAGAAACTGAGGACCTTAATAATTTTAATAACCTTATGGATGAAATAGACATATTGAAAGACAATGATTATTCAAAAGCTTATACGCTTCATAAAAAAGCTCTTAGACAATATGACAGATGGAGCACAATTTTATTTAATATAAGAACTGGTGAAAGTAGAGGTATAGCTAAAAATCCAGCGTTAAAGGATAGAGTAGCACAAATATTAAAGATGATAGATAATGCTTATCTTACGGCTAGAATGGTTTGGGGTAAGGCTAAAGATGATATTACAGGAGGTAAATATTAATGAGTAAATTAGATCAAATAAAGAAATACCTAACTGAAAATATGGGGAAAGAAAAGCAAGAGCTATTAAAAGATATTCGTGAAAAATTTTTAGGAACTGAAAAATCAGCAGATATTTATTACTATCAATGGAAAGGAGAATTTACAAGAAGTAAGAATTGTAAACCAAAAGAGGAAAATAAGATAGAAGTTAAATATCAGGAAGAGGAAAAGAAAGAAATTATAATTCCACATGATGTTAAATCTATTAATGTAGATGAACAGGAAGTATTTAAAAAGACAAATCTAAAAATGATTTCTGGAAAATTTGAAGGCGAGTATGGAGAATATGAAGTTGTAGATTGTGCAGTAAAAGTCGGAGATGAATTAATTAAAAATGAGAGTGATTTAGAGAATTTTAGAAAAGATCAAATAAGGCAGTTTTATATGATGCTTGGAGAAATAACAGAAGTTTTAAAATTAGTTAGGTAGGTGAAGTTATGAGGAGAGCAACAATATTTAAATGTAATATGACTGATTGTAAGAGCAATGAAGACGAAGCTTGCACTATGACTTATATATATTTAGATAAAAGAGTATGCGCGAATTTTGAAGAAAAAGAATCCGTAAAGAAAATAAAAGAAATAAGGGCATTTATTGAGGAGAATACAGAAGATGATTTTCTTAATGTGGCAACGTTAAAATTAGATTGTCCACATTCATATAATATGCCAGAAAATAATGTGAGTTGTATGAATGGATGTTGGAGATGCTGGAAAAGTTCTGTTCTATCGTCTGGAATGAATTTTAAAAAAGTTGATAAGTAGGTGAAGTTATGAATATGGAGAAGATCAAGAAAGAATTAGATTTATCTATATCAGACGAAGAAAAGGACATAGCGTATGTAAATAAGCTTAATAGAACTAAAGATAAAATAAAGTATTTAAGGTTTGTAAAAGGATATACACAAATAAAGGCAGCTAAAATGATAGGTATATCTGAAAGACATGTGAAGCGATTAGAAAAGGAATTGAGAATGTCCCCTTAATGTCCCTAAAATGTCATCTAGGCAATGATTAAATGGAAGAATATAATAAAGATAAAGAGAAAGATAAAAAATGTCCAGCTAAATGGTATGGGTGGACTATATCCAAAATGAGGTGATTTAGTTGCTTGATAAAGAAAAGATAAAAGCATTTTATATTAATGGATATAATGCTGTGGAGATAGCAAAAAAACTTTCTTCAGAAGTTGAAGCAGTAAGAAAGTGCATTCAAAGAAATTTTGGAGATTTAAAGCACAAACATGAAATTGCTGTTCTCCAAAGAAAAGAAGAAATTAAAGCAACTAATTATGAGGCTAATAGGTATATTAGTGATAGATCATTTATATTAAAGAATAGGTCCGTATATAAAACATTACCTAATGGAGACATAGTATTAAATAGAAAAGTATCAGGAGCAGTCACTTGGGATACACCCAGGAGGCTAGTAAATGAAAATAAATGCATAGTTTAAATAAATCCAGCAAAGCGTACCCCTAAACGCAGTTATTGGATTAAGGTTATGGACAGGCAAGACCGTATAACCTCCCATAAATTCTCAATACCCTTTTATATCATAAAAATACCTTGTAAAGTTGAAGTCTTAGGTTTACACCTGAGAGATGAGTAGACGATACGAGGTATTTTATTATGCTTATAAGTCAGTAGAAACAAAGAATATATTATGAAAGGAAGTTAATCGCTCCATGAATTTAATATAGAGCATCTACTGACTTAGCTTTATGTATTTGTAAAATATAGAAGGGATTTACTTCTTTTTGTATAATTAGTTATATAAAAGGGGTGATTATAATAAATGAGGACTTAGTTGTAAGGTATACAAAAGCTTATAGTGAAGCAGACTCTAATTATGTCATATTTGCTATTGTAACATTATTAGCAGAACAAAATGCAAAAAATAGAATTGCAATAGAATGTCTAGAAGAAGGAACGCCAATAATAGCAATTCAAGAAAAATTTAATAATTATTTCAAAGATGAATTTGATAGGATTGCAACGCGATTACTAAAAAAATAAGGATTGGAACTCTAACAATAGGGTTCTTTTTCATGCAATAAAACAGAAAGGAGATTTAGTATGGATAAGCCTAAAAGAAAGAAACTAAAACTAAACATAAAGTTTAACAAAGGAATAGTTGTATGTGCTAAATCTCCAATAGAATGTAGATCATGTAGAAATTTAAAGAGTTGTGAAACTATAGATACATATTATTATATATACAGATCAAATGACATAGAAGAATGTTTTAAAAATAATTATAAGAAGAGGTGAGGTGGTGACGATGAGATATGGCTAAACAAAGAAGTCCAGCAAGGGATAAAGCTTTTGAAATATATAAAGAGCATAAAGGTAATATAACAAATAGAGAGATTGCAAGCATACTGAATGAAGACGAAAAGAAGATTGCAGTATGGAAGCAAAGAGATAAATGGGATAACAATTCTAATGTTGTACAACAAAAAAATAAATGTTGTACAACAAATAAAAATACCAGTAAAAAAACTAAAAAGAAGAGTAATCAAGAGCCTATTGCTGATGAAATTAAAGAGGTATTAGAAAATACTGAATTAAATGATAAGCAAAGGCTTTTTTGTGTTATATATGCTAAAAGAATGAATGCGACTAAAGCATATTTGAAAGCATATACTTGCACTTATGAAACTGCAATGGTGGAAGGGTGTAGACTCCTAAGAAATCCTAAGATAAGAGAACAGATTGATAGATTAATGGAAGCAGAATTAAATAAAGAATTTCTTAAAAGAGGATTGATTCAGCAATATAAAGATATGGCATTTTCAGATATGGGTGATTATTTAGAATTTGGTAAGAAACAAGTACCACAATGGGTCAAGAATAAAGACGGTAAATATATACCAATTATTGATCCTAATACTGGTGAGCAGAAGATAAAAGAATATAGTTATGTTGATTTAAAAGATAGCATAGGAGTTGATACAAGGTTAATAACTGAGGTATCAGAAGGAAAGGACGGAATAAGGTTTAAATTAGCAGATAAAATGAAAGCTATGGATACGTTAGCTAAGTTAAGTAATTTATTATCAGATGAAGAGAGAATTAAACTTGATTTAGAATACAAGAAGCTCCAGAATATGAAACTTCAACTTGACATAGAAAATGCTAAAGGAAGTGGCAAGGATGATACAGCTAAGTCATGGGCAGAAACAATACAAGAAATAGCAGCAAAGAGACGTGATAATAATGGATAAATCATTAATAACTTTACTAGATACATATTGGGATAATCCGGTATGGTTCGCAGAGGATATGATGAATTTTCACGCTGACAAATGGCAAAGTGAGGTACTAATGGCTTTAGCTCAAAGTCCTAAAGTTAGTGTGCGTTCTGGCCAAGGTGTGGGGAAAACTGGATTAGAGAGTATAGTTGTTACCTGGTATTTATGTACTAGGCCATTTCCTAAAGTTATTGCAACAGCTCCAACTAGACAGCAGCTTTATGATGTACTATGGGCTGAAATATCTAAGTGGTTAGCCAGTAGTAAAATAGAGAATCTATTAGAATGGACTAAAACTAAAATCTATATGAAAGGCTATAGTGAGCGTTGGTGGGCTACTGCTAAGACTGCTACTAGACCTGAGAATATGCAAGGCTTCCACGAAGATTACATGTTATTCGTAGTTGATGAAGCATCAGGTGTAGCTGATCCTATTATGGAAGCTATATTGGGAACATTAACTGGATATGAAAATAAGCTGCTTATGTGTGGGAACCCAACAAGAACCTCAGGAACTTTTTATGATAGTCATAATAGGGATAGAGATTTATATAAAACATTTAAAGTATCTTCACTAGACAGTCCAAGAACCAGTAAAGACAATATAGAAATGTTAAGAAGGAAATATCACGAAGGCTCTGATCCTTGGAGAGTTAGAGTACTAGGAGAATTTCCTAAAGGCGAAAGTGATTCTTTGATATCATTAGAAGCAGCTGAAATGGCTACTACAAGAGAAGTTAATATATCTAATGACTACATATTAAACATAGGGGCAGATATAGCTAGATACGGTGATGATGAAACTATAATAGCTCCAAGAATTGGTGGGAAGGTATTTAATTTATTAACTTATTCGAAGCAAAGCACAATGGAAACCTCAGGACGGATATTAAGAGCAGTTGATGAGTTTAAAAGCGAATATCCTCAGATTAATAGAGTCAAAATAAAAACTGATGATGATGGATTGGGTGCAGGTGTTACAGATAGATTAAAAGAAGTAGTGGCACAAGAAAGATTAAATTATGAAATAATACCTATACAAAATGGCTCTAGCGCTATTGAAAAAGATAAGTATTATAACAAAGCATCAGAAATGTGGGATGTTATGAGAGGAGAATTAGACAATAATTTAAGTTGCTATTTACAAGGTAAGGAATCAACTGTTCAACTCCCTAATGATGATAAATTAATAAAACAATTATCTAACAGAAAATATAGTGTAGATTCAAAAGGTAAAATACAAATAGAAAGTAAAAAAGAAATGAAAAAAAGAATTGGTGAATCACCAGATAGAGCAGATGCAGTTATATACTCCTTTGCTGAAAATAGTAACAGCGATTTATCTTTACTGAAAGGAGGGAGAATATGGGGGTAAAATCTTTTATTAGCAATTTATTTAAAAAAAAGCCTAGCGGAGAAATGATGAGAGTAGAAGGCGGTTCTAATGGTGGAATGTATGCTTTAAACTCAAGTAAAGTTGATTATGAAATTGCTAGAGATCTTTATAAGAATGCAAAAGATGGATATAAATTAGGAGCTTCATTTGTAAAGCCGATTATAAATAGCACAGTCGGTTTTATGGGAGTGCCGCATTTCATTACTGAAGATGAAAATGCACAGCCTATATTAGACGATTTTATATTAGAAAATACTTCAAGAATGTTAAGAACTCATAGTAATGCTTTAAAATTAGGCGATTGTTATATATGGATTACCAGAGAAGAAAAAGAAAATCCTTTGTATCCAGATAAACCAGTAATGCTAATGTACAATATAATTCCTCCTGAAGAAGTAGATGATATAATTTTAGATTCAACAACTAAAGAACCTATAGCATATGTCTTAAAAAGTGAACAAGAGTGGACAGATTTAGAAGGCAATAAAAAGAAAGCTAAGATCAGACAAGTTATAACTGCAGAAAATAGGATCATTGAAGTTGATGGGGATATTCCAGAAGGAATGGAGCCAGGTGAAACACAAAATCCATGGGGGTTTGTTCCTATAGTACATTTTAAGAATGAACCAGATGAAACCATGAAGTTTGGACAGTCAGATATTGAACCTATAGAACCACTTTTAAAAGCTTATCATGATGTTATGATGCATGCACTCAAAGGAAGTAAAATGCATAGCACACCTAAGCTTAAAATAAAGCTTAAAGATGTAGCAGGATTTTTAAGAAATAACTTTGGTGTAGATGATCCAGTAAAATTTGCGAAAGATGGAGGTAAAGTAAATCTTGATGGTCATGAAATATTATTCTTAACTGATGGAGAAGATGCTTCATTTATAGAAGTTAATAGTGCTACAGGAGATGCTCAGATATTATTAAAGCTTTTGTTTTATTGTATAGTTGATGTGTCAGAAACACCAGAATTTATATTTGGTGTACATACTCCAAGCGCATTGGCTAGTGTAAAAGAACAAATGCCAATAATGGTTAATAAAATAAGGCGTAAAAGAGAACAGTTTACAGAACAGTGGCAGACACTAGCTAGAATGGTTTTGGTTATGTCAGCTAAATCTGCAGGTGTTAATTTTACGTCTTATAGTGTTACTTTGGGATGGGATGAAGTTAATTCTAAAGATGATAAGGAACTTGCAGAAACACTTGAAAAAGTATGCAATGCTCTAAATAAGGCTTTAGATGGAAATTTTATTAGTGAAGAAGCTGCAGTAAACTTTTTATCTAAGTACATTGATACAATGGGTGACTATATAAGCGATGATCCAGAGATAATAGGAGAAAGAGAAAAGATAATAAAGACTAAGATGTTAAGATATAGGCTTGATGATGCCGGAGGATTGGAAAATGAAAGTAAGGAAATCGATGATGAAATAGGCAGGGTTAATAAAGATGAGTAAAGAAATTGATGAATTGAAATCAATAGCAGGAGATTACAAAACATGGGCATTGCAAGCTAGAAAAAAGTTTATAGATTTACGATTAAGACAAGATTTACAGATCAGGGAGCTGTATATAAAACTTACTAAAAATATATCTAAGGAATTGAAAAAGGGAGGACTTTCTCCTATAGACAAAAAAAGATTACAACAAATATATGGTGCTTTAAAAGAAACAGAAGATGCATTGAATGGACAGCTTACCATTAATTTCGAAAAGTATACTAAAGAAAACGTAGCTGCTGCTGTGGGGTATTCTAAAGCAATTACAATAGATATTGTAGAAAAGGCTGAAATAAGTAAAATAGTTACATCTGATGTAAAGAATATATACTTTAGGATGAATGAAAAGGCAGTAGAAGCTATATGGAGCAGAACTCAAGACGGATTGTATCTTTCAGACAGGATATGGTCTAAATCTAGAAAATACAGACAGAATATGACTGATATAATTCGAGCAGCAGTCGCAGAAGGTCAAGATTGTACTAAAACTGCAAAAGCGTTAGAGCAATATGTGTTAAAAAAGAAAAAAACATTGGCGGCAGAATATCCCAATATGATGGCTAGAATGGGAAATAGAGTACCTAGTGATGTGAGTTATGAGGCCTTAAGACTTGCTAGGACAGAAATGACATCAGCTTTTGGCGAAGCAACTTTATCAGCTGCAAAGATTAGCCCAAGCTGTAGAGGAGTTAAGTATATACTTTCAGCGTCACATCCAAAACCAGATATATGTGATGATATTACTGGTACTGATAAACATGGATTAGGAATAGGGGTTTACCCTATAGATGAAGCACCGTTGTATCCGTTCCATTGTAATTGCTTATGCATAACAACTACAGTAAATGAAAAGTCAGAAGATTTTGTTCAAAGACTAAAAAGATGGGATTCTGATCCAACAAGTGAACCAGGAATCGAAGATTGGTATCAAAATACCTATAAGAAAATGAATAATATACAAAAGTAGTAAGTATAAAAATGCAAAAATTAGTGCATAAATGAATAAAAGTGCTAAAAATCATGGGAAAATATATTGAAAATCAATAAAATATGAATAGTTATTTCGCTAAATAAAGTTTTTGCGAAATCAACATAAGTTAGAAACATCTATAAAATAGATGTTATTTTTATGTTCAAGATAGGATTTGGGATTAAAGAAGTCCCCACCTATCTTTTTTATTTTAAGCTAAATAAGGAAGGTAGGAATAGAAATGGAAAAAGAATTATTAAACATTGGAAATGATAAAGAATTAAGAATCTCAAGTGTAGAGCTAGTTGATATTATAAACGATTTTAGAAAACTTGAGAGTGAAAGAACAGAAAAGGAATATATCGAGTTGCAACATAAGTCATTTTTAGCAAAAATAGAAAAGGAATTAGAAACATTACACTCATTAGGTTTGGAAGGAGAGCAAAATATTTTGCCGTCCTCATATGTTAATTCTCAAAATAAACGACAACCGTGTTATGAATTAAGACGTGATGGAATGTTACAAATGCTAAACAGTGAATCTGCATTAGTAAGATATAAAACTATAGAATATATAAATAAACTTGAAAATGAAAATAAAAGGTTGAAACAAGAACAACAATTAATATCAGCAGAAGAAGAAATCAGAGAATTAAAAGAAACGTTAGCAGATTTTAAGAGAGCTACAGAAGAAGCAAAAAGGCAATTTCATCCTTGCCATAAAAGAAAATTAGATTATAACAAGATGATAAAAAATATAGTTGGAGATAATAGTGACTATGTTGAAGGTGTTAAAGATATGGTATTTGCTCAACTACATTATGATAAATGGGAAGATGCGTCAACAGGTGACAATGATAAGATTATAAATGCAATTAATGTATGTTCAAGATTTATAATGCTGAATAAATTTGAACAATTAAGTATGTTTTAAGAGGAGGGAATATTCATGGAAATACCAAGCAAAGTAAGAATAGGAAGCGTTGATTATGAAATATTTATTGAAGATAAAACAATAGTTCTAAATACAGATCAATGTAAAGGTAAGATTGACTTCGAGTATCATAAAATTAATATAGATAGTTCAATACAGGATAAGCAAGGACAAGAACAAACTTTCTTACATGAATTAATACATGGAATCGTTAGAGAAAGAGGCTTAGATTTAGAAAAGGCTGATGAAGAAGATATTGTCGATGGACTAGCAATAGGATTCCATCAGGTTATTAGAGATAACGCTCAGATATTTACTAAAGGAGGTGTTGGACATGAAGAATTAATTGAAGAAGTTGGGAAACGAATGAAAGAAGCACTGAACAATAGAAAAGATAATTAATAAGTCTTATAAATTTAGAGTGAATGAAGATGCCGTGAAGAGGTGTGGGTATTTAGTAACTACTATAAGGCTTATTTTTATATTTAAATATGGAGGATTAAGAATTATGAAAATAGGAGAGAATGAAATTGGAAGTATAATAATAGCTAAAGATAATGAAGTTGTTGCAATAATAACTGATAAGGAAATAGTAGAAAAAGATGATTATAAGGTGATAATAGAGCCTGTACAAAAATAATAGTTTTACCCTAAATTGTTATTGGTACTTCCATCCGGATTAGAAACAGGAGTCTTAACTCCATTTATTTTTCGAACATGATAGTTATTATAATTACCGGATTGAATTTGATTAACAAATTGAGGCCTAGTCATATTGGTTCCAGTGTAATTGTCATGAAATTTTGTATTTCTGCCTGTATTTGTTTCTTGAGTCACTGTTATTCTTTTTCTTGCCATAGTTTATCACCTCATAATATAGTACAGGCTCTAATAATATTTTAACATAATATAAATAATTAAGTAAATTATTGTAATTTAAGGTCTAGGAAATAAGACTTTTTATTTTTGAAAGGTGGTGAAGTAAAAATGTATATAAAAAAGGCAGTTGGCGAAATGTCAGAAACTTATGGAGAAATGGATTCTGTAAATGCTGTCATATCTTCAATAAAGCCAGCAGATATTCCACTAGCTCAAGGAGTAGATTTAGATACGATGAAAGCAATGGATAAGGACCCTTTGGAAGTGGTTGTTGAAATACCAGCAACTAAAAGTAAAAGAGGGTGGAATTATACTGCTAAAAGTTTACAAGATATTGTTAATTACACTAATTCAAATACTCTTAATGGATTTTTAGGGCATCAAAAAGCAGAAAATATAAGCACAGAATTTGTTCCACCAGCTACACACTGGATAGGAGCTGAAATGAAAGATAATAAAGCTTATTTTAGAGGTTTAGTAGATGCAGATGCAACAAATCTAAAAAGGTGGATACGAACAGGTAGGATAAAAGAGGTAAGCATATTTGGATATCCTAAACTTAAAAAGGGAGCAAAGGGTGAAATGGATGTAGTAGGATATAATCCGTTGTCTATAGATTGGACGCCGCTACATAGGCCAGGAATGCCCACCAAGATTGTAGCTATGGAAATGGAGGATTTTGATGAGCATGCAGAAGGTGAACAATTAGATGGTACATTTGAAAAGCTTAAGGAAGATTTAAGAGAAGCAGCCAAAGCTCATTTTAACGCTAATGGTAATGGAAGTTATGTCTGGATTAGAGGTGTTAAATATGATGATAGTACGGCTATAGTTGAGCACGAACAACAGAACTTGCCTACTAAGTTATATAGTATTCCATTTACTATAGATAACAACCAAGTTACTTTAGGAGATAAGACAGAAGTTACAGAAAGAAGAATATACGAACCTGTAACTACAGGAGAAATGAATCAAGGAGGGAATGAAGATATGAATTTTGCAGAGATAATGAAAAAACTTAAAGGATTACTTCAAACAGGAGAGGTAACATATTCACAAGTATTAGGAGAGATGGGGCTTACAACAGATAAAATAGCTGGAGAAATGGAAGATATTAAAATAGCAGTTGAAGCACAAGACACTTTAAAAAAGGTAAAAGAGGTTTTAAATGTTAATGGTGAAATGGACATAGTAGAAGTTGCTAAAAAAGCAGGTGAAGCTATAGAGAATAGCAGGAAAAATGATTTTGATAAAACAATTGATGAGGTAATTAATGAAAAAGTAGTCGGAGAAATAGCTCAAGGTTTAGTTAAGAAAATGCTTAAAGTGAAAGAAGGCGCTACTAAGGAAATTATAGCCGGAGAGATTGATACTATATTGGCAGATGATTTTGTAAAAAATTTAATTTCTGGCAATCATGTTGATATACCAGCAGGAATTGCAACTCCAAGGGATGGAGATAACACAAAATCAACATTAAAAGTAAAAAGAGCAAGTATTTAATAGAAGGAGGAATTAATAATGGCATATAAAGGACAACCAGTACCAACAACGTTAGAAACTATTGCAGGTTGCAAAATAAGTGATGGTAAATCAGTAAGAGTTACAACGTCTGAAGGAGTAGAAGAAGGCAAGTTTTATTCAATAGGCGGATTTTTTGGGATGGCAGTTCAGTCAGCAGAAGTTGGAGAAGAGGTAATTTTAAGCATTGAGCAGGCTGAATATGAAACTGATCAAATAAATACTGAAGAAGCTTTTGCATCAGGAACAATTATTTATTATGATGCTAATCTTAAAGCTTTAACAGAAACAGAAGGGACAAATAGAAAAGTTGGAAGAGTTACAGTAGCTAAAGATTCTAATAATGTAATTTGGTTCATACTAGGACCACAAGTCTAGAAAATTTGAAGGAGTGATTATAAAATATGTCAGTACAGATTTACAGCGTAGAAACTTTAAAAAATTCAAGAAGAAATCAAACCGTTGAAACTAAAGTTCCATTTATATTAAATGGACAAGAATTTGAAGTTGATAAGAAAATAGTTAATGGAGAAATGGAAACATTTGAGCTTACTAGGCCTATAGGAGAAATGCTCAGAAGTGGAAGTTTAGCTCAATATAAAGATTTATTAAGAAAGGTAGTTCTTGATGTAGAGCTTGGGAGAGAACAAGTTCCTTTACTTTATAAACCTATATATGAGTTACTATCCGATCCTAATATGCCTAAGGTTATTGATGCTAAGTGGGCACTATATGGAACAGTTGTATTTTCGGAGCATATGGAAGGCCAAGAAGTTAAATTTGGTTCTTTACAGGCAGAACATGGTCCAGTTGCAAGAATTATGACTTATACGGCAGGATTCGAATATACAAAGGAAATGAAAGACTTTAATGATAGTTTTTCAGTGGAACTCTTAAATAAGGCTATGGGAGAAGCATATAATGCTTTACTTAACCATATGTATTTATCTCCAATTATAAAATATAATTACAAGGTTGATAATAAAACGACTTATCAAGGAAGTGCAGAGGATGATGTTTGGGTAAGATACTATAGAACATTCAACAAAGCCTTAAGCGATAGCAGAACTAAAAAAAGGCCAGGAACAATATTGTTAGCTTCAAGTATGGATAAGGACAACATAGAAATGGCTCTTAAAGGAGGATATCAAATTAACGGAACTACTTATCCTGCAGTTAGTGGTATAGATTCTATAATATATTATGATGGATGGGAAATAACTGTCGGAAAGAAAGATTATTCATATCCAGGAGTAGAACAGGGAAAAGCCTATTTAATAAGACCTAGACGAGGATTTAAAGAATTATTAAAACAAGAACTTGAGGTTGAAGCTGCTGCTGGAGATCTTTCAAGATTAGTTGAAGAGCAAATAGTTGGATATGCATATAGAGGTGTATATGCTGCAATAGATGAAAATGTTCAAGAAATAACTTTTAAGTAGGATTATTTATATAAGGTGGTGGAGTAATATGACACCTACAGAAATTACAAGAATTAAATTAAGATTGTTGTTGAATGATAAGGAAAAAAATTCATTTACAGATGATGAAATAGATATGCTATTAATTGAAGAGGATTGTGTTTATTGTGCTGCAAGTCAAGGTTGGATATTGAAAGCTACCATGTATGAAAATTCAGTAGGAAAAATAACAGAGTATAAAACAGGTGAAGAAAGCTATACAAGTGCTAATATAAAAGACTTAGTAACAGTTGCATATAAAAATGCAGATAGATATAAGTCTATGTGTGTAAATCAATGTGGAAGCATTATATTAGGGCTTGATACTGAGGTAAATATATAATTACTGCTGAAAGAAGAAAGGCTGATATTTTAAAAAGTATTAGTCTTAATCCTACTGATATCAAAATTAAGCAGGTAGTTAAAGTTTTAAAGGATGGGTATTTCGACGAAGAAGAAAAAGAATATGATCTCACAGTTAGAATATATCAACAACGGAAAAGTAATATAGAGATATCCTCAGGTACTATAGGAACAGCTTATAAATCTAAAAGTTATGGCATGTTGGCAGATTGTGAAGCTAATCTAGAAGTTGATCCGCAAAATGCTATTGAATTCGATAGTATATATGGTCATATGAAAATGATAGCAGTGTATCCACAGGCAATTAAAGGTGAATTATGTGGTTATCAAGTAGATTTGGAAAAAATAAGCTGAGGAGGTTTTTTATATGGGTTTTAAAGCTATGGATTATATTCAAAGAAAAGCAGCTGGGATGTATGCTCTTTGTGATAACTGGGCTAATACTTTAGAAACAGAAGTAAAAACAAATGCAAAATGGAAAGATAGAACAGCTCATGCAAGGCAGGCTATTCATAGTAATGTAGAGGCATCTAATAATGAGTATACTATATATGTTTCACATGGAGTTCAATATGGAGAATATCTTGAAGAAGGAACTAAACCACATATTATAAGACCCAAAAATAAAAAAGCTTTGTACTGGAAAGGTGCAGCACATCCCGTGAAAGAGGTCAAGCACCCAGGTACTAAGGGATTCCATACTATAGAAAATACAATGCTAGCTAATAAAGAAAGAATAAAAAATACTATTATAGATTATTGGAGTGATTAAATATTAAATGAGAGCAGGAATTAGACAGCATCTAATAGATTTAGTTACAGATCTTAAAGATTGTTATGAGCCTACAGTACCAAACATGGATACATTAAAACCTTATGCAGTAATACTTCAAGGTTCAGATAATGACAATGGAGAAGTTATTGGATTTAAAAGAACTATAGAAATATGGCTATATGAAAAGAAAACTACGTTTAAGAATCTAGATGCATTATCTGAAAAGGTCATTAAAGCGCTGCATATGCAAGTGATATCTGATGTAGAAGCAAATGAAACTTTCACATGTAAGTTTGAAGAAGCAATAGGACAAGATATTATAGATGAAGAATGGAACGCTATAGCTAGAGGATTAAAATTTACTGTTATAGCGCTGCATGAGGAAGATGAAGTTAATACTGATTCGTGGCTTGATGCTTTAAGTGAGTATACTAAGAAGATTATAGATTATACAGTGTATTTAAATAACTGGAAAAAGAATTTTGAAGTGCCTTCAATTCTTTGGAGAGTTAAGGGCTCTGGTAAAGAAAGAGAAACTAATGCTGTAATAAAAGAAAGCAAAACACTTATATGTCATATCGCTAGTAATAATAAAAATGAAATTAATAAATTATTAGAGGACATAGAAAATAGACTTGTTTCTGATTTGAAAATACCTTTAGATTTAGCTGATAGAAGATATCTGACATTAGAAAGCATAGATGAAGATAGAGAAGCTGATATGTTATCTAAGGGACAATTAACAGCGAAATTTTTTAGAAGAAGAATGATACAAATTAATGAAAGTCCTACTATAAATAAGATTAATAGTAGAGGCAATTTAAATAAGGAGTGATATTTGTGGAGGATATCGAAGCGAATGTTTCAGAAATTTCTGATGAAAATAATAATATAAATTCAGAGCCATATAATGCTGCAGCAGATAATGAACAAAATCAATCTAAAGAAGAGTCTGATACTAAGGAGGAAACCGTAGTGGCGAGTCAAACGACAGTAAATAATGAACCAACATACTCAATACAAGAGTTTGTAGATAATAGCGAAGCACTTGGCTACAAGAAAGAAGTAGTTGCAGGTGCTTTATTTAGTTATGAAAAATCTAAGCTTACAAAAACAGAATTTGAAACAATTGTTAAAGAGTTTTTAGGAAAGAAGGTTGAATAATGGCAACAGGTAACTGGGATGAAAAAAACAAACCAACGATACCAGGGTGGTATAACAGATTTAAGAATAAGGCACAAGAAAGAATTGGTACAGGCATCCATGGTGTTTTAGCTATGCCGGTTAAAGCTAATTGGGGGCCTGTTAATACTGTTACAGCTATAACTGTAACATCAACGTCAGAAAACACATTAAAGAAAACATTTGGAGAAGATCCTGATTATACTGCATATAGATTAGGAAAATTAGCTTTACTTGGCCAACCTAAAGCAGTTTTATTTTATAGGCTTGTAGATGGATCACAAAAGACTGCTACTTTAACACTTAAGAATAATGCATCAACACCTGCAGATGCAATTAAACTTGAGAGTAAGTATCCAACTACAAGAAAGTTTAATGTTACGATTAGAAGCAATATAGCTGATTCATCTAAGGTAGACTTTATATTATATGAGGGAGCAACTCAATTATTTTCTATGAGTGCTATAAGTGGAGCTATAGATGAAATAATGGCTGCTATTAATTCAAATATAGAAAATGAATACCTCGTTGCAACTAAAGTTTCAGGAGCTACGGGAACAATAGGTAATGTAGCAAATCAAGCTTTAACAGGTGGAAATGATGGTACAGCCGGAATAACAAACGAACATTATTTAGATGCAATGAGCGCATTTGAAGGATATGGCATGGATGGATTCACATTAGATGGAGTTTCAGATCAATCACTTCAAGCAAGTGTAAAGGCTTGGGTAATTAAAAATAAAGAAGAAGGAACAAATATAATTGCTTTTGTAGGTGGACCACAAAGCAATTATTCATTAGAACAGGCTAATAGCAGGTCAAAAGAGTTTAATCATGAAGATATAGTTAATGTATTTGCTACAAGTGCTACTTATGATGGAAATACATATACGAGTGCAGAGGTAGCAGTGTATATAGCAGCGTTAGCAACAGCAGCAGGATTAAAAGATAGTATATGTAATGCGGTTACTATCTTTGATGATATACAACCTAGATTGAATAAAACAGATACTGCAGCTGCATTATCAGCAGGAACATTAGTATTATCTAAAGATGCTGATGATGTTATTGTAGTTGATGATGTTAATACCTTTAAGAATTATACAGATGATAAGACAGAGGTATTTGGAAGTATAAGAGCAATAAAGTTTATGAATGCGGTAGATGGTGATACATCACTTAAAAGAAAAGACTTTAATGGTAAGACTACCAATGATGATACTGGCAGAGCATTAATAATTATAGCTTTAAAGCAGTACTTTGAAACATTAGTTGCAGCTGGTGTAATTAAAGATGATTTTACAGTTGAAATTGATACAGAATTACAAGCAACTGCTAAATCAGATGAACTTTTCTGGAAATGGGATGCTACTTATCTTGATGTTATTAAAAGAGTTTATGGTACTGGAAATGTTACAAAATAAGAAAGGTAAGGTGATATAAATGAGTGATGTATTAGATGCAAGCAGAGTTTGCTCAGGAACTTATGGAAAAATTTATCTTGATGGCAAATGGCATAACAATGTTAGTGAGTGTACTGCTGATGTTGAAACAGATATGAAATCAATTATTACATGCGGAAGTGAATGGGAAGATAATAAAGCTGGAGCTAAAAAAGGCTCAGGAACTATAAAAGGATATAAAGTTACATCAGATATGATTAAACAGGGCTTTAAGAAATTTGAATTACTTACAGAGCTAGATGATCCAGAAGCTTATGGGGCTGAAAGAATTAGATTAAAAAATTGTAAAGCTAGTAAAGTTAGCTTAGTTAACTTTAAAGCTGGTGATATCTGTGAAACAGAAACACCATTTGTATTTAGTGGATACGAACTTGTAGACCCAATAGAAGCTGAATAAGAAAAAAGGCCAAGCAAGGGGCATTGTACCTTGCAATTATTATATATTTAATTTTAGGAGGAATTTTATTATGAAGAAAAATGAAAAAGACGAAGTATTAGCAATGAAAGAAGAGGATATATTAGCAAAACTACTTGAGACACATGATGTTCCTACAGCTACTATACAAATGCCAAGGTTAGGAATAGAGCTACAACTTAAAGGCTTAACTGAAAAAGAAATTAGTGGAATAAAAGAAGAATGCACAACTAGAAGAAAATTAAGAGGGAAAACTGAAACTAAACTAAATGATGCTGATTTTGATGCAGCACTTATTATAGGAGCTACAACTAACTTTAATTGGGATAATCCAAAGTTAATAGAAGCACTTAAGCTTAGTGATGGTAAGGCATATATAAGAAAAAAACTTTTAGCAGGTGAAATATCATTCTTAGCAAATAAAGTACTTGAATTAAGCGGCTTTAATGATGAGCTAGAGGAAAAAGAAGATATAAAAAACTAATAAGTTGGGGCGGAGATATAACTGCATTGTATAATTTGTTCTCAATGCATAATATCTGTCCTGACGAGTTTTATGGAGTAGAAAGAAATGATATGGCTAAGAGATTAATCTTAGCTTTTTCTTCGTATGAGGTAGAACAGACTAATAAAAAACCTAACTCGAAAGCTAGGAGGCGATAATTCTGGCTAAGAAAGAAGTATACAGGCTTGATATAAAAATTGGAGTTTCAGGAGATTCGGAATCAAAAAGTAAGCTTACTGCAGTTGAAAAAATGACTCAGCAAATAGAGAAGAAAACAAAGGCTTTAGATAAACTGAATGCTAGTCCAAGTGCAAAACTTAATGACAAGGCATCATCAACTATTGACAAGATACAGTCCAAAGCAGAGAAACTCAATAGAACTACTGCTAAAACTAAGATAGAGGCGGAAGATAGTGCAAGTGATGTCATTAAAAAAGTATCATCCAAGGCAGAGAAATTAAATGATAAAGATGTAAAGACTAAAGTAAATGCAGAGGGGAATGCTGAAAAGGTAATTAAGGCGACTGAAACTAGTGCAGAAAAGCTGAATAGAAAAGAAGTAAAAGCTAAAGTAAATGCAGAAGGAAATGCTGAGAAGTCGATTAAAGCAACTGAATCAAGTGCGGAAAAACTGAATAAAAAGAAAGTGAAAGTAAAGATAGAAGCAGATGATAAAGCAACCAGTACCATTAATAAAATAGAAAATAAGATCAATGGATGGATTAAGACAGGAGCTAAAAAAGTAATAGCTATTGGAACTGCAGGAGTAATTGCCGCAGGGGGAATGGGCCTTGGCACATCGATAAAAACTTACTCAGAATATGAAAAGGGATTATCTAATGTCAAGGCAGTAACTAACGCAAGTAATTCACAAATGGAGCAGTTAGATACTGCAGCTAAAAAGTTTGGTTCTACAACTGCATGGAGTGCTAGACATGTAACCGAAGCCGAAGAATTATTAGGGCAGGCGGGGTTTAGTGTCAATGAAACAATTAGTGCATTACCCGGTCTATTAAATCTTGCAAGTGCAGGTGACCTTGATTTAGCATCAGCTACAGATATAGCATCAGGAACGTTGAGAGCTTTTAATATAAATGCTAGTCAATCAGGTCATGTAGCAGATGTATTAGCTTTATCAGCTAGTGCTACAAACTCTGATGTATCAGATTTGGGCGAGACCATGAAATATGTTGCACCAGTATCTCAAGCCTTAGGAATAAGTTTAGAGGATACAGCTGCTGCAAGTGGATTGTTAAGTAATGCAAACATAAAAGGATCTCAAGCTGGTACTGTTTTAAGGCAGACAATGGCGAGACTTGCAAGCCCAACCAAGGAAGCTTTGGGATTAATGAAAAAGTATGGAATTAATGCTTTTGATAGTGCTGGCAATATGAAGCCTTTAAGTGGAGTTGTAGATAATTTAAACGGTTCTTTAGGTAAATTAACAAGTCAGCAAAGAGCAGATGTTATTTCTACTATATTTGGAACAGAATCTATGTCTGGAGTACTTGCTTTAATGAATCAAGGAGGCAAAAGTCTTAGTGAATTAAGTCAGCAGCTTAAAGATGCTAATGGAGCTGCACAAAAAATGGCTGATACTAAACTAGATAATTTATATGGCCAATGGATTAAACTTAAAGCAGCAGTTGAACATATGCAAATTACTTTAGGTGAGAAATTAGCACCATATGCTAAGCAATTTGTAACGTGGCTAACTGGTAAAATGCCAGCAATTACAGATAAGATTGTTGAAATGGTTGATTACGCAAGTAAACATACTGAAGAAATTAAAGCACTGGCAGAAACAATAATCGGATTGGGTGTTGCATTTACAACTTTAAGTGTAATAGGAACAATAAAGGATGGATTTTCAGGAATTAGCAGTTTAGTGGGAATATTCAAAGGAGCTAAAGTATCTACAGAAGTAGCAGGAGCAGCAGGAGAAATTTCAAAATTAGGTTTAATGGGCAGATTATTACCTGCGATATTTACTCCGGCAGGTCTTGCTATAGCTGCATCAGTTGCACTTGTTGGAACGGCTGTAGTTGCAGAAAATAATCTTATGAAGAAGAGTGTTACAACAACTACAGAAGAATTAGGGCCTATGGAAAAAGTAATGAATGCATTAAATGGTCATATAAATATGTCAAAGAAAGAAATGATTGCTGCAGGTCTTATCTATGATCGCTTTGGAGAAGGTATTTCAGATAGTTTCAAAAAAGGTGCTCAAGATGCATCAAAAAGTTTGTTGAAAATCGAAATGGATATAAATAGTCTGGTTTTAGATGATAAATTTACCGAAGGTGATAATAACAAATTTAAAGCATGGGTAAATGACTATGTTTATGATGGGGTTAATGCCATAAGGCAAAAACAATCTGATATAACAAGTGAATTTCAAAAAACATTTAGTCTAGATGGAACAGTTAGCGATTCTGAAAAAGGTGTTATGAGCTATTTAGGCAGTTATTTCGAAGAAGGAGTTAACAAAGAACTTGAAATTAGAGACGAAATTTATAAAATAGGAGATCAAGCAATTCAAGACCATGGTGAGATATTGGATGCTGATATGAAAAGAGTGAAATTAAAATTAGCTGAATTGCAATCAGTAAAACTTGAATATGCAAATGCTGAAAATGCTGGGGAACAAGCTTATGCAAAGAGTAAATTTTTAAGTAAAACGGAGAGAATAACTGGAATTGATAGCGCAGCGGAGTTGATTAAAGAAAGGGCAAAAGAGCATCAAGATTCTATAGATGAAACAAAAGCTAAATATGATAAAACTATTACAACATCTCAATATCATTTAGACAATGATAAAAACCTATCTGATGCAGATAAAACAAATTTTCAAAAAGCAATAGATGAAAACAAAACAGCTAGAGATGAAGCGTTGAAGCAAGCAGAAGATGCATGGGAATCTGATTTAAAAACACTATATAATGCTTATCCAAAAGCAAGGGGAATGATTAATGAAGATACAGGTGCAAAACTTAATGATGGAGAAATGAAATCTCAAAATAAAATGGATAAGATTATAAAATCGCATTCTGGTTTATCAGATATTACTAAGAGTGGAGTTTATGCTTTAAGAAATGATACAACTAAGGATTTAGAAACTCTCTATGTAAGTGTTGATGAAACAACGGGTAAGATAAGAGGCGTATTAAATGGAGCTAACGGAGATATTGGAGCGCATTCTGATGAACAAAAGGAGAAACTACTTTCATTACAAAATGAATATAGTAATACAGGGTCAGTTGTACAACAATTAGCTAACGATCATGCTATGCTTAATACCAACACTGATCAAGTTATAAACAGTACGGGTACTCTAATTGGCGAATTACAAAATGTTCAAACTGCAGAAGATGGTACAGTGACAGGAATATTAGATTTAAATGGTACTCCGGTTCAAATAACGAGCAATGCTAACGGAGTGATAACTAGGTTGGATCAAGTTACAAGCTCTGTCAATTCGATACCAAATTCTAAAACAATAACAATTGATACTGTAATATCAGGTGTAGCAACTAGTCTTGGTCAAGGATTAGGGAGTGGTGCAGTAAATAGTGTGGTAAATGCAGCATCAGAAGTTATAAAGAATATACCACAACATTATAATGGGACAGATAATGCATCATCCGGAATAAATTCAGTTGGAGAACGTGGAATGGAATTAGTATTAGGAAGAAGGCTCTATAATTTTAAAGGTGGAGAAAAAGTTTTAAATAATAGTCAAACTGTCAATTTATTTAAAAACAGAAATAAACAAGACAACGAACCGTTCCAAATTAAGCAAGGACAATATAAGTTAGCTCAACCACAACAAGTACAAGTTGTTGGCGGAAATGGAAATTCTATTCAAGTTGATGTACAAGTTAATGGCGGGAATCAAGATGTTGAAAAATTAATTGTAGAAGTAACCTGTGAAGTGGGGAGAAAACTTAAAGAAGCTCTTAAAAATATTAAAAAATAAATAATTTTATGGTATACTTTGGTATAAAGGGGGAATATGATGACAAAAAATAAGAGAATTATATTAGTGGCAGTAATTCTGCTACTTGTAGTAATTGGAATAGTGTTTAATCAGAACTGTAAAAAAATTGAGGGATACAATGGACAAAAAGCATATGAAGATCTAAGTTATGCAGAGAAAACTGTTGCCAAAGTAAAAGGGTATACTATTTATACGAGACAAGAATTAAGGGATAATGAAGCATCAAAAATAGTTGGTATTTTGAAAAAAATAGGAAATTTGAATCAATTATATGATATAAATAACAAAAATATAATTGATGAAGAGCTCATCCAATATGATAAAGTATTAGAAGAGCTGCACAAAGAAAATTCTTCCGGTAAAATATATGATGACAGTTTGAGAATCATTATAGATAACTCTATTGGTGCCGTTGAAAATAGCAGGAATGGATTGGATGCTTTTAAAAACGGAAATTTAAATACTTATTCTGAATTTACAAAAAAATCAGAAGAAAATATCTCAAAAGTAAGGAATGAAATGGAGCGACTTGGATTTTCAAAATAATTAAATAAATTGTAGCAAAAACACTCTTTGTATGAGTGTTTTTATTTTATAACTAATTTGGGAATGGAGCTGAGATATTGGATGTATATTTAAAAGACGAATCAAAAAATTATACTCTTATTAAAAAATAGATAATTGTATGGTATACTTTGGTATAAAAGGGGGAGTTTTATGAAAAAGAATAAAGTTATTAAGATAGTGGTATATGTAATTGGTATAATAACTATTGCTGGACTAGTATATTGGAACATTTGCTTTGATAAAAAGAAAATAAATCAAAATTCTAATAAGGCAGTTGTTAATGAACTGGAATTAAAAAAAGAAGATGAAGAAGATTCTAAAAAAGAATATACTGAGTTCGTAACAAAAACTATAACAGAGAAATTTGACAATTCAAAAGTTACATATGATAAATCTTCAGATACAATTTATATTACTAACTATGGAATAACAATTGAAAATATTGATGACTTGCTAAATTCTTATATTAATTCAGATGATGAAGGGAAAAATAAGATAAAGCAATCTTTGAATTGGGATGATATTGTTAGAAGTAATATGGACTTATATAATACTCTTAAAGAAGATCAAGCAAAGTATTCAAATATAAGTATGGGAATAAGAATTATATTAAATAATACAATATCTGAATCAGATAAATTGCCACATATCTTAATTGTGGAAAATGGTGAGATTATTAAAGATGTTTTCCAATCAAAAGTTGATGAACACAATAAGGATTTAGTAAATAGTTCTAATCAAGATGTTTTATCACAATATAAAGCTAAATTTGGGAATATTTTAGAAGCTAATAAACTAGAAAAGAGTTTAACTATAAAATTCAAAATAAAACCTAGTATAAGTAATAAGACTACAATAGATCAAAACGGATTTAATGTGGAAGATTTAATATTAAATCAAGGTGGAGATCAGTTTGATACAATAAATTATTGGGCCGTAGCTGATATGGAAGATGGATCAGAAGGCAAAGTAATTTCTTTTACATTAAATAAAGAACTAATAAAATTAGTGAAAAAACAGACTATACTTGGTAATCAAATAGTGGATAAGGCTAGTAATGTATGGATATTGCCAAGCCTAAAAAATTAAATTTAAAGATAAAGAAAGCATTTAGGAAAACTAGGTGCTTTTTCTTATGCTTAAAATAATGGAAAGGACTATACACAAGGTAGAGGAGCTGGTTAATTGGATGTATATTTAAAGGATGAATCAAAAAATTATACTTTGCAGTTTCCTGTTAATCCACTAGATAAGTTATCTAATCCTAAAGAGAAAAAATATATAACTGCAGATATTATAGATTTTGGAGAAGTTGATATTTCTCAAAAGGGAAGCAAAATAAGAGAAATAAGTTTTAATTCATTATTCCCAAAAGAATATGAGTCCTATTGTAGGTATGTTCCAAATATGCTGCCTATTGATTATGTTAATACAATTCAGTTTTGGATAGATGCAGATATACCAGTTCGGCTTATAATAACGGATTTAAATATAAATGAATTAGTTAATATAAGTAAGTTTGAAACAGAAGTACGAGGTGGAGAGGTAGATGCTATTTACTTTAGTATTACTTTCAGGACTTATAGGGAATTGAAAATTGAAACAGTAAACAACTCTTCAAGTTCTTATTCAGGTGGGCTTCAGGATAATAGGGCAGATAATAATTCGGGTCAATATGTAGATGGAGATGTGGTTAAAGTAACTGCAAGTGCATTGAATGTAAGAGATGGGCCAGGAACTGATAATAATATTATTGGAACTGTTTATAATGGAGAAGAATTAACGATATTCAGGCAATATGGTAATTGGGCCGACACATATTTTGGTGATCATGGAGGTTATGTATGCTTAGATTATGTAACAAAGGTGTGATTGTATGGAACTTGTTTTAAAAAATAAATATAAAATACAAATATTAAGTGAGTCTGTAACACTTAAAGAAGCTATAGATGGAATAGCTTATACATTAAATATATCTCTCATAGAAACTCAAGAATTAGAAAGTATAGGTATTAATAAAGGGGATTCTATAGAGCTTTTTGATAATGAGTTTAGTAGTGGATCTTATACTCAAGTTTTTAACGGAATTATTTGGGAGATAAATAAAAATAAAAAATCTAAGAAAATCACAATAACAGGCAAAGAGAGAACAGTTGTTATTGAAGAGTCTGAGGATGAATACTTGTGGAGTGATGGACAGACAGCGTCACAAAGGACTAAGATAATTTGTGATGATTGGGGAATACCTATAGGTAATCTTATAGAGACTGGAACTGGATTAGCTAAAGATAAAAGAAAAGAGTCTTTGTATGGAATGATAAAGAAAGACTTAAAAGAGACAGCTCAAAAAGGTGGAGATCTTTATAAACTAAGAATGAATACTAGCTTAGATATAATTAAGATTGGAGCAAATGAAACTATTTATAAATTAGATAATATCATTGAAGATTTAGAAGAAAAAGATAGCTTAGATGGTGCAGTAACTCAAGTTAAAGTGCTTGGAAAAGAAGATACAAAGAAAAAAGGTAGAAAAAGCAAGTCTGATAGTTCTAGTAGTTCAGATGAGAAAGAGCTTGTATTATCTCCGATTATAGGAGTATTTAAAAAAGATACTGAAACTTATGGAACACTACAAAAAATAGTAGATGATGATAAAGTAGACGATTATGCTAAAGCACAAGCTAAAGCTAATTGTCTTTTTTCGTCCGGTGAATCAAGCAAAACAGTTACTTGCTGTAAAGATATAAATATTTTAAGAAGTGGAGATAAAGTCAGCATTTATGATGAAGAAGTTATTATAACTGATATAACTCATAATTTAGGTTCAGGAGGAAAAATGACGTTGACTGTTATGAAAATTGATGATGTAAGGAGGAAATTCTATAGTGAGTAACAATGATGGAGATGTATTTAATGAAATTAAAAGAATAATGGATAGTAACACACATGGAACTATTAGGGGAGTTATAGAAGGAACTGGACTTACGTTAGGAAGTATAACGGAAACTGGCCTTAAGCTAGACAATTTTAAACATGAATTTACGGATTACATGGTCTTAGATTATTTAAAATCGGAAGATAACTATTCCACAGAATCAGCAGGTGATCCAAGCCATTCTCATGAAATTAAAACACCTAGTAATCTTAGAAGATTAAATATAGGAGATAAAGTTTTAGTTGCTCAGTTTGGAGCTGACAATGTGGTTATAGGAAGGGTGATTTCAAATGGCTGATTTATTTCCAAATGGAAGTTTAGAGTCAACTAACTTAGGCAATTCTTCATTAACTACTGAATTCAAAGGATCATATGCGATTGATTTTGATACTATGGAATTTATTAAAAATCCTGATGGGACAATAAAGATACTTGATGCCTATGAAACTTATATTCAATGGTGTCAGTTAGCTATGATGACTGCTAGATATAGGTATAGAGCTTACACAAGTAAGTTCGGTAGAGACATTATAGGTAAAATGATAGATCAAAAAGCCATGGAATTAGAAATTAAAAGAGTTACTACAGAGACACTAATGGTTCATCAAATGACTGCAAGTATAGATAATTTTGTATTTATATGGGAAAATGGTGAAGTTTATTATACCTACGAAGTCACAGATACAAGTGGGCAAAGTAAAGTTCTTTCAAATTCAGAAAAAGTGGGGTGATTAAATGGGGGATTTAATTCTTCCAGATTTTATAACAGAAAGTGCAGATGATATTCATGCTAGGATGATTGCTGAAGCGCCAGAGAATATTTCAACTATTGAAGGTGATATGTTTTGGAATTCAACAAGTCCATCAGCTAAGGAAATAGCAAGAGCTAAAAATATAGCACTTAAGAAAATTTTATATTCAAGGTTTCCACAAACAGCTAATGATGATGACTTGGATTATTGTGGTGAAGAATCAGGGGTTAAAAGAAATGATGCTGATTATGCAATACAAAAGATGTTATTTATCGGTGCAGAGGGAACTCAAATAGAAAAAGGTAGAATAGTTTGTACAGAAGCTACAGAAGAAAATGCATCAATTGAGTTTAGTGTTTTAGATGCAGTTACTATAGATTCAAGTGGTGAAGCTACGGTGAATGCAAAGTGTACAATAGCAGGTATTATAGGGAATGTAGCTATAGGAGAAGTTAAAATATTAGCTAAATCTCTAAATGGAATTTCTAGTGTTTCAAATATAGAAATAGTCCAAAAGGGCGTAGATAAAGAGGATAATGAAAGTTATAGACAAAGGATACTAGAAAAAGATAGAAAGCCAATAACTAGTGGTAATAAATATCACTATGAGATGTGGGCTAAAGAAGTTAGCGGAGTTGGAGCTGCTAAATGTATCCCAACATGGAATGGAAATGGGAATGTAAAAGTAGTGATCACAGATGTAAATAAACATGCAGCTACAGCTGAACTTATTCAAAGGGTTTATAACTATATAGATTCTGTAAGACCAGTTTTATCAGGAACATTGACGGTTGTAAGTGCAGTTGAAAAGGCTATTAATGTGACAGCTAATGTACAATTAGTGAAAGGATATAACTTAGGTACTGCTCAGAAAGAATTTAGTAATTCCATTGATAAGTATTTAAAAGAAATTTCTTTTGATTCTACAAATACTACTAGCAACTATGTAAGTATAGCAAAGGCAGGAAATTTGCTTTTTGGTGTAACTGGTGTAGTAGATCATGCTGATTTAAAAATTAATGGATTAACATCTAATATAAGTCTTGCAGATGAAGAAATTGCGGTTCTTGGGACTGTAAATTTAGGGGTGATGTAGTTGGATGTAAGTAAATTTAATGAAAAGCTTAATAGAGTAGAGGGTCATACTTATGTTATAGAAGAAACTGTTTATCCTGTAAATGGAGTATACGAAAAAGAACTTGAACATGATAATGTAAATATCACAACCCTTAATGTATATACCGGAAGTAAATTGACAGGAGATAAAATTGATTCTTACTCAACTTCAACGCCAAGTATGACTCCTTGGAAAACTATAATAAGGATATTTAGTAGCATATCGCCTTTATATATAAGTTATGAGACTTCAGGAGATCAAATAGAGGCAGAAGATATTAACAATCTTCAAGATGCTGTTAATGACACTCAAAAAAATCTTAATGATGAAATTAATAGAGCTACTAATGCTGAAAAAGTGCTAACTGACAATTTAAATACAGAAACATCAAGAGCAAAGAGTTCAGAAAATACGTTAACAATTAACTTGAATTCTGAGATTTATAGAGCAAAAAATACTGAATCTATCTTAACGACTAATCTAGATTCGGAGATAAACAGAGCTAAAGCTAAAGAAAGTTCTATAGATACAGAATTAGCTAATAGATATACAAAAGATAAAGTTTATACAAAGGATGAAGTATTACAAAAGATATCAGAATTAATAAATAACGCTCCTAATGTTTTAGATACATTTAAAGAAATCGCAGATGCGCTTGGAAATGATCCTAATTTTGCTACGACTATGACTACAATGTTAGCTGGTAAAGTTGATAAAGTTTCAGGAAAGGGACTTAGCACCAATGATTATACAGATACAGAAAAAGCAAATTTAGCAGATACAAATAATAAGAAGCATGAGCATGGAAATAAATCTGTAATAGATGGAATAACAGCAACATTAATTGGATATTGGAATGCTGCTTATACTCACATTAGTGACACCATTAAGCATATTACAAGTGATGAAAGAAACTTATGGAATACCGTGAGTAATAAGTTAGATAAAATAGCTGGAAAAAGTTTATCTACAAATGATTTTGATAATAACTATAAAGGCAAAATTGACGGGATTAGCAGTAATGCTAACAAAGTTGAAGTAAGTACAACTAATGGAAATATAAAGATAGATGGCGCTGAAAAAACAGTTTACACACATCCAAGTGGAACTAATCCACATGGCACAACTAAAACTGATGTTGGATTGGGTAATGTAACTAATGACCCTCAAGTAAAAAGAAGTGAAATGGGAGCTGCTAATGGAGTGGCTACGCTTGATAGCTCGGGTATTAATAATCAAGCTCCTAAGCCTCATACACATGATGATAGATATTATACAGAATCAGAAGCAAATTCAAAATTTGCAACTAAAGATGAAATATCTACTGCGGGATATGGTGATATGCTTAAAAGCGTATATGATACTAATAATAATGGAGTAGTAGATAGGGCAGAAAAATTGTCTACTGCAAGAAAAATAAATGGTGTTAATTTTGATGGTAGTAGTGATATAACAATTAATGATGATACTAACCTATCATTATCAGGTGGAATAGTAACAGGAAGAACTTTGTTTAATCAAGGCATTTCTATTATTAATTCTAATAGTGGTGGTGGAACCACTGGTTTTATGTATATAGCTCAAATAAAAATAACTGGTAATTATCAAAATCAACCTATATCATTTGATGTTAGACAACGAGATAGATATGGACAAATAATTATTAAGTTCAATAGTATGAATAGTTCAGATCCAACACTAGCGTATATCAATAAAATAGGTAATATAGGAGTCTATATAGTTAAATCAACTACAAGTACATGGGATTTATATATACAAAAATCAGAAGCGTATGATTCTATAGATATAGTTGGATTTAGTAAAGGCGATTATATGACAGGTACATCTATAACATGGAAATCGTCAACAATAACTGCACTTCCATCGGGATATATAGAAGCAACAATAGCATCAATAGATATGCTTTCTACTAGAGCTATACAGGATTCAGATGGAAAACAAATTAATAGTACCTATGTAAAAAAAGGTATGACATGGAATGATTTAGAGGGGGTGTAGTATGTATGGATCAAATCAATATGGCGTAGTAAAGTATGCAGATAATATACCAACACCAGAAGATATAAACAAGTACAAGATTGATTTAACAAAATATGTGCCTCCCTTTGTTATTGAAATTCCAGAAATGAAGGCTTCCTATGATGTACAAGGTACAGAAATAGGGAGTCTCTTATATTATGCTGATGATGTAAAAAAACAACTAAGAATAGATACAGCTACATGGGGGCTTATTTATTGGGAAGAAAGGTATGGAATTGAAACTAACTTAGCCTTAAGTTATGAGCAAAGAAGAGAAATAGTAAAAGTCAAGAAAAAAGGACAAGGAACTACAACTAAACAGATGATTAAAAACGTAGCTGAAACTTTTTCTGGCGGAGAAGTTGATGTGATTGAAAATACAGCACCTTATACATTTACTATCCAGTTTATAGGAGTTAAAGGGATTCCACGTAATATGCAGGCATTTATTAATATGCTAGAGGATATTAAGCCGGCTCACTTAGGATATGTATTTAAGTATACTTATACATCTTGGGATTATTTAGACAGTAAAAATTTATCATATAACAATGCTGAAATCATTAAGTGGGATGATTTAGAAATATACGATTAAGGAGGATGATTAAATGCAAACATCAAGTAATTATGGACTCAAATTATTTGAAGGAACTGACAATGTTAAAAGGCAGGATTTTGTAGATAACTTTACAAAAATTGATTCTGTAATGAAAGAACATGATACGCACTTGTCAGATATGGTGTATCAAACAGCAGGCGGATCTACTACGGCAATAACAATTGCAATCAAAGGAACGTTAGTAAATGGATATCCAATAACTTTTATAGCAAGTGCAAACAATGGGGGAGCTGCAACAACTATAAATGGTAAAAAATTATATAAACCAGGAACAATATCATCACCAAACTTAATAGCAGGAAAGGCGTATACAGTTTGGTATAACTCAACTGGTGATTGTTTTTTTATCAAAGCTAGTGCGGAGGGTGACGCAGATGTTTCTCATGTACTAGCAACTAAAAAATTCAGTAATGATAATGATACAGGATTAGTCGGAACAATGCCTAATAATGGAGCTATAATTCAGTCGTTGTCTATAAATGGTTCTTATACAATTCCTAAAGGATATCATGATGGAACTGGAAAAGTAACTCAAAGTATTCCAACAAAAGCTGGAACAACAATAAATCCTAGTACATCACAGCAAGTAATACCAGCAGGACAATATTTAAGTGGAGATCAAATAATTAAAGGTGACTTGAATTTAACACCTGATAACATACTCTTAAATAAATCGATATTTGGAGTCATTGGGTCAGTAAAAGGATTAAAAACTGCAAATGGTTCATTAAATTTTGATGTAAGTACTACAAGGGGAATAAACTTCACATTGCCAACACAAAGTTTTACGGTCGTTGCGTGGATTGTTTACGAACCAAATATTTATAGTTATTGGGGTTCTTCAAATTTGAATTTAAGTACTTATTATTTAAGTAATGGAGCTGGGAATATTGGACAAACAACTTTTAGAACTAGCAACATACCTATGTATTGCAATAATGGTACTATGTATTGGGTTGCAATAGGATACTAAAAATAAAAAGGAGAGATGAAATTGAAAACACTAGTAATTTATGATAATACAGGATATATAATTTTAACATTTAATGCTCCATATAGAGTACCAGAAGGTGGTATTAATTATTTAGAAGTGGAAATTCCAGTTGGACAAAGAGTGACTAGTATAGATACAACTAAAGCTCCAAATGTTCCAAATTTTGAAGATATACCTAAAACAGATATAGAGAAATTACAAGAGCAGGTAGCGAGTTTAACGCAAGCAAATGCAGAATTAACAAGCATAGTAGCAACTATGGAAACT